ACAATTGCAAAACAAAGAAGTTAAAGATCAAATACAGTGGGATCGCAAAGAATTCAATAACTTCTGGCATGAGAAAGATAGCTTTTGGCAAGAAATGTACAAGCAGATACCCAATCTCAAACAGGTTTATTTTGCAGGTGGCGAACCTCTTATGATCAAAGAACATAAAACATTTATAGAGGAAATAATACGTCAAGGTTATCAAGATCGTATATTGCTGCGTTATAATTCCAATGGCATATTAATAGATGAAGATCTAATTGAACTATGGAGTAAATTTAAGAAAGTAAAATTTGCTGTCAGCATGGATGCCACACATCAACGAGATGAATATATTCGATTCCCCACACAATGGAGCACTGTTGAAAAAAATCTTCGTATGTTGGATAATAGTCCTGACAATATTCAAACCAGTTTGGCCACTGCCATACAAATTTTTAACATTAAACACTTGCCGGATTTTATGAAATGGAAGATACAAAGCGGATTTAAAAAATTAAACGCAGGCACTGTACCTGGTGGGGTGCAAATGGGTGGTGGATTGGTCAACATGCATCTACTTTACATACCTACTTTTTTAAGCATACAAATATTACCCAAAGAAGACAAACAACAAATCAGAGAAATGTTTATGGATTTTAAAGACTGGTTATGGCACAATTACAGACAAGACGATGATTTTTGGAAGATTAATCCTTATGGTTGGCAGCGTTGGGAAGCAGTGTTGTTGCACATGGAGGCCAAAGATCACTCAAGACTGTTGCCCGGATTTAAAGAATATGTGAACAAATTGGATGCTATCAGAGGATTGAGCGCTGCTAAAATTTTTCCAGAATTAGGACATTTACTATGATAACACAGGTGTATAATCCCCAACCCAAAGACGTGTTGCGGCTGGAGTTTATGATAGGCAACACTTGCAATTACAGTTGTTGGTATTGCTTTGAAGGTTCGCATGAAGGCACACATCGATGGACCAATGACTTGGATCAATTGGTAGCAAACTTTGTGCATCTATTTGATAGATACAAAGCCATTGGCAAACGCAAATTAGAATTACATATAGTGGGAGGTGAACCCACTTTGTGGCCACAGTTGGGAGAGTTTGTAGAAGAAATACGCAAACAAATTCCGGCTCATATCTCTATCAGTAGTAATGGCAGTAGAACGTTAAGATGGTGGGAGCAATACGCTCATGTGTTTGATAAAATTTTATTAAGTTGTCATCATCAACAAGTGCAAGTGGAAGATTTTATTAAAGTGGCCGACATGTGTCATAAAAAAGGAAGAAGTCCCACAGTTATGATGTTAATGGATCCTACTGCATGGCAAAAATGTTTGGATTTGATAGAACAATTGAAAACCAGTAGGCACAAATGGTTCATAGTGGCTATGGAAGTCATGCATAAAACTATTGCATTTACAGATGAACAAAAATTGTTTGTGTCCAAACCAATCAAACGCATGCCTAATGTGTGGACTTTGTTGCGTCAGTCTAAACACATGAAAGGATCACCCAAAGTAAAATTGCAAGATGGTTCCGTGAAAACTGTGAATAGAAACTGGATTGTTTTGAATAAACAAAATGATTTTTATGGCTGGATGTGCAATATTGGTGTGGACAGTATGATGATAGACCCTGCAGGTATCATCACAGCAGCATGTAGAACAAAGTTATTTGAAGAATACAATATCTATGACAAAGATTTTGTCTACAAATTTAATCCTGATATAAAACCTAAAATTTGCGATAAAAAAAACACCTGCATGTGCCAACCTGAAAGTTTATTGGATAAATTTAAACTTTAATTTTTGTAATATTGATATCAGCAGCACACGTACACCAGGTACGAGTGCAATCAATGGGATTAAGAGGACGCACAAAAGTGCCTTGATAGATGTTACCCAAACTGCCACCCACTCTACATGTGGCTCTGTGTACTTCACCATCCCAATTGATCATGAGACTTTCCATTCCAGCCATGCAACTCCATCCTTGGAATTGATTGGTCTTGTTGATCAACAGATCATTCACGTTGCATTCCACAGTGTCATCTATGATAGTGTTTTTTGGTGGAGTATGATTGCTGACTGCCAAAAATTCTTTTTCTTCTTCACTGTAATGAATCATGTCTTCAAAATCGTCATGTGTTTTGGTCCAACGTATAGGTCTTAATGCATAGGGTATGTTGTGTTCTAAAAGAGCCTTGCAAGCGTCTTTAACGTCTTTTAAATGCCCTGGCAGCATCATCATATGCACTAGAACATTTTTGTTGGTGGACTGTTTATAAACCTTGATAATTGTGTTTATGACCTTCAGCCAATCAGATTCAAAATGCACACTGAACACAATGTGATTGATTTGATTTTCCAAAATATTTTGATAGAATTCCACAGTTCTAGTGCCATTAGTGGTGATGTTAATCCAACCAATTTGTTTTTTGGCATGTTGTAATAACTGTTCTATGTCTGGATGTACACAAGGTTCGCCGCCTGTGAAACTGATTCGCACATTGGGTATGGCTCCTAAAATATCCACAGTGCGTTTTAATATCTTTATGTCTGTGTGTTCACTGTGATTGTCATGTATTTCCGCTGGACAATAACTACAATCCAAATTGCATCGTTTACCAAGATTCCATTCCACTTTGACGCTGTTTCTAATGTGTGTGTGTAAGTGTTGAATTTTAAACATAATCAGCAAACTCCGGATTTATTTTTTCAAATGGACCTTGATTTCTTGTGATGTCTAATTTGCGATTAAAGTCCACACAATCCGCCCAGTATTGATTAAGATCTCTGGCTTTTAAAAAATTAATGTTGTCCTGTATTTGTTGTAAAGTAATTTTTTCCAATATTGGATGTTGTTTAATTAAAGCATAGTCTTTTATTAGAGGTTTCATTGCTTCCAGTTTGTCTATCACTTGATTTTTTAATTTTGTAGGTAACACTTGTGCATTCAATGCTCTAGGATAAGTGACTCTATGACTGTAAAACACAATGCCCAAATCATTTAAAAAATAATCAATCACACGGTCTATTTGCAAGATATTATTGGCTTGCACTGTGAATGCTCCCACTATTCTGCTCACTGTGGGTATTTGTTTTATAATTTTGATGTTGTTGACCACATCCATAAATTTGCCATTGCCTCTTATATATTCGTAAGTGTCAAAGATTCCATCAATACTCACATTCACTGCTACACTTTTAAACTTGGGCCAATACTCTTGTATGGTTCTGCCACCTTTGATGCCCAATATTGTGCCGTTGGTGGCATATTTAAGTTCAATGTTGGATCCATTGGTGCTCAATAAATCTAATATTTTGTAATGTGTGGGATCCATCAAAGGTTCACCACCAGCAAACTCAACACGTTTAAAATGAGGAATAAGTTTTTTTAAATTGTCCCAAAAATGTGGCTTGTCTTCAAACAGATCCACATGCGGCGCTTGTGTCAAACCTAAATCCTCTACGGCCTTAACCAAATAATTGCCTTCTTTTTTGTAGTGATCCACTATGCTGTTCCAATCTTTCCATTGTGTGCTGTCCAGTGGATTACACATACGACATTTTAAATTGCAAAGATTGTTAATTTTAATTTCCATAGTGGGCAATTCAAAAGGCATGGAGTAATCTTGCTGTAAATTGTCCAATGCAGTGGGATATAGATTAATTCTTGATTCTGGTGTAGCATCACTGATGTGTCTCAGTCTTAAACTTTGCACTCCTTGATCTTCTAAATCAAAGCAGGGCGCACACACATCTGGTTTTTCATTGTTTAGCACTTGACGTCGAACCTGTTTCATTTTTTCATTGTTCCATGCTTGTTCCATGGTTTCATGCTGTATGTTGCCAATAGGCAAACTTCTGCAACACACTTTAATAGCACCATCTTCTCTAGTAGCAAGACCTGTAAATGGATGCATGCAAAATGTACAACTGTTATTTTTCATTTTTCTTTCCTACAATCATAAATCTTTTGTATTTCTCTGTTTGTAATTCACTGGGTTCTACTATAGGATACAATTTACTTTGTGCAACAAACTGATTTAAATCTTTCATAGGATTCACATGTTCAGGAATCACATAGTCATTGCTTTGCAACACTATAATTTTATCATTAGGTATCAATTTGAGCCATTCATTGTATTGTTCTTGGGTGAGATGTTCGCACACTGTGTTGATAATCATGTCATAACGATCATAATCTTTGTATGAAAGCATATTGGCAGTAATGGCATTGAACTTGCCTGAAATTTCATACTGTTTGTTCATGGTATGAGCAATGCTTTTACATTTATGGTCTATGTCTATGCTGGTAATCTTGTTCACATACAGATCACTGTTGAACAACAGTGTGGCCATCACACCATACCATCCGCCACAGATTAAAATGTCCATGCTGTGTGCTCTGGGTAATTTTTTTAATTGTTCAATCAACCATACTTTGCTGTTGATTTGACCTTTCCAGAAACTTTCCAGTGTGCGATATCTATCATCAGACTGTCTGATAGCATCCATCCAAAATAAAACGTCTTGTATATTAATTTTCAACAAATTGCGCTCCCAGTTTATCAAATGAACCACATTGTTTGGTGCATTCTTTCAATCCCACTGTGCCCCATTGGGATTCGATCTTACTAAAATAGCCACTATCAAATATTTCCTCCAGCGTTTGACGATGTAAGTTAGGAAATTGCGAAATTTTTTCCATGTAATCTATTCTTGATTCTTGCATAGGGGGAATCCATTCCATATCCAACCAACAGCAAGGCGACACATTACCACAAGCACTCACATATATCTGTTTGTGCTTTTGTGCTTTACACACTATGTGTGGTCTTGCTTCTTTTTGTGATTGTTCAATCAATGGAATCATATCAAAACTGGTTTGAGTGGGAGCAATCTTATGTGTGGGTCTACCTTGTTCATCCAACACTTGATGAAAATCTGTTTTGAATCTACTAGTGTGCTTGATACTGAAATCTGCAAAGCCCATTTGTTTGCTCATAGCTCTTGCTTGTTCAATTTGATGTTCGTTGTGAGCAAACACCAACATGTGCCATTTGGCCACTCCCCCTGCTGCGATAAATGCCTCAGCATTCTGCATGATCTTGTCAAAATCTGTGCTGATCCTGTACAAGTGATTGGTATCTTTCAAACCATCCAATCCAAATGTAACTTTTACCTTTAATTGTGCCAGTCTCTTCCACCAGTCAGTGTCTCTAGCACTGCCGTTGGTGTGCATGGCCAATCTAATGTAAGGATTAGTGTCTCTAAGATACTGGTAAATTTCCAAAGTGTCTTTGGACACTATAGGATCTCCCAAATTACCACACATGAACAAACTGTGTAATTGTTTTACAAATTTTTCTGTGAACCATTGTTTAAATTGTGCCACAGTGATCTCTTCCAACTTGATAAACGGATTCAAAGGACCTCCATTGATTCTTCTAGGACACATAGGACATTTGGCCTGACACTTGCTGGTTATTTCCAAGTGAATATCTCTTATGTCTTCATATCTATACATGTCGAGCCTTAGGTATTTTGCTATCTGCAGAACTCACACAAGTGGGAGTCACACAAATTTTTGGTTTATCAAACAGTTTAAACCCTTGTTCTATACTGCCCAGTGGCTCATCATGGCAACTGTAACTGCGTTTGATTTCCCCGCCTGGCTCTCTAATGATACAACTTTGATATCCAGCATTACAGTACCAGCCTTGAAACTTGTTGAAACCAAAAGCATTAAATCGCTCTGCCTGATCTAGATAGTACTTATTGCCTTGTGCGTCTTGCATTTCGATTTGAAATAGATCCTTGTATTTTTCACCTTCCTGTATGCGTTGTGGAAATCCTGTCTGCAATGTGTTCAATTGTGCAGCACTGTAACCCTCTACCACATGACTGGCAGTGGGATCACTCTGTGGTTTCAGCGTGACGTTGATGCCTCTGGAATGGAATCTAGCACATCTGTCATAGTATTCTTCAAATCTATTGGGCACCATCACTTGATTGATTGTGACAAACACATTGTTCTTCATCAACAGCAATATTTTATCTCCAAATTTTTGTTCGTCTGAAAATTCTGCATGAAAACTGGCAGTGATGCTGCGACGGTTCAATGACTTTGTAGCTTCCAACCATCGATGCCACCATTTTTCCGAAGGACTAAGGTTGGTGGTCATGTGAATACTCTGATATTCTGGAGCAGTATCAGCACTGTAGTGTTTGATCAACTGTAAAAAATCTTTGTAGGCAGTGGGTTCTCCGCCTGAAAAACTGAAATGATAGTCTGTGAATCCATTCTGTCTAGCCTGTCGTTTGATTTCATCCACCACTGCTGTGTAGACAGCCAGTGGTCTGTGGTCTTTTTGCTTGCTCTTGGCATAAGGCCAACAGTATGAGCAATCATAGTTGCAAAATCTTGCTAGTATCCAGCTCACAGAAAATAATTTGCTGTGCAACATGGTGCGTTGTCCAAAGTTTGTGATGCGATCAAATGGAATGTTGGTGTCTATCATAAAATTTCTTTCTCCATGTGAGGAAATTGTCCCACAAAAGTCAATTTTAACCATTCAAAGTTGTTGATCATTCTCAGTGCTTGCGGATCCAATTGATGTTGCGTTCCATACACTCTGCCTGCCAATGCTCCTGCTATGGCATACTCCCCATAAGGTTGATCTGCTCCAACAGTGCACCATACATTGAGTCTTTTTTCAGTTTCTTTGTCCACCTGACGATCAATCACTTTGCTGCTGAGCTTGACACACTCTCTAAAAGCACTTTTCCAAGAAGCAAAAGGATCTGTGTTGAAGGCAGTGACGTTGGAAATTTCTGGTATGGCTTTGAATCTATCTGTGATGCTGGTGGTCATGTCTATGCTGTTAACGTTCATCTGCATGGTGAGTCTTTTGGGCAACAATTTTACTCCTCCATATCCATATTCTAATTCGTTGATAGGATTTTTGCTTCTCCACACATGCACCACCTCTTGATTGTATTGGTCTGGTGCATAGTCAAAACAAAAACTTGGTTCTACCAGTGCATCTGCATCAACCACCCAAAACATCTTGGTCAAAGCCAGCGTGGCTGCAGCAATATGTGCCTGTTGTATGCCTCTCACTCCATGCACTCTCTGTGATATAGCAAATCTTTGTTTCAACTGCCTATAATTTTGTTCAGCACTGGATTCATTGTAACTGATAAAAAAAATATCGTACATTATATGGTCTTTCTAATAGTTCTAGGTGTATTCACATACAAGTTTTTAAAAAATTCACTTGCTTGAGCATCCAATGGTTCAACGGGAAAGTTCATTTGATGTTGTTTTTTAATTTTTTCTCCATACAATAAGCATAATTTTTTGGCATCTTCTATATTACACTTGTCATTATTGCTCACACTGCCCCACATCTGATCTAATATTTTAAAATCTCTCACTTCTTTAAAGTGCCATGGCGTACATAGTGTCCTATAGCAGCCTTCTCTAGCACCAGCTATGGCCCA